TTTATATTAAAAACACTTGTAAACATTTTATTAATTGTATCTCTACTTTTAGCGACTTTAAATTTTACTAAATACAAACTTATAATATCATACATAATTATTTGCACATATTCACATTGCTGTTTTAATACTGTTTTCGAACTTGTTATAACATCTTCCGACACTTTATATAATGCAATAACCCAATTGTCACAACATGTTTTATCACTTTTAAATGGTCTTGTCAAATCTGTGTATGAAACGCCATATAAATCTTTAAATTTACTTAAAAACAAGGCTTTAGCATTAGAACATTTTAAAATATCCAATGGATCTGTCTTTTGCGTTTCATTATGGCTGACCCCACGTTCCTCCTCTACCTGCACATGTTCATAAGAATTTGCAGCTTCATCTTCCTCAATTCCACTGTCCTGAAATAATCTTTTCTTGCTTTGTCTCTGAGGAGAAATGTGTACTGCTGCCAGTCTCGGACTCAAATCTACAAGATTTTTTTGGGGACTGGCGATATACTTTCGTTTTAGGTCCACTAAAGCTCGGTCGCATTCATCAGTAATTTGAGAGTTGTAAAGTGCCAGGGAATTCCCCTGTTCCACAGGCTCATCATCTATCAAATTTGAAACAACAGAACCACTTGTGCTTTGTTCAAATAAGTCATCTAAAGCACTTAAACTATTGTCAACACAATCTGCTTCTTCCACAATAAACCAATCTGCAGTTTGTAATTCAAGATCAGTACCTTTGTTAGGGTCTCCCATCTTGAAAGCAGGTCCTGGAGCAAGCCACACAAATGACAGACAGTTCTCCAATTAATAGATGATGTACAGTTCGAATACAAGACGCAGTTGTAACAAAGAAAAGCCTCACACCTCTTTGACAATTGCCACAATAGGTGTCAACCCTGTAAGGATTTGTTGGCTCCTCCTCTGGTTCATCATCAGGCGACAATGACTCTTCTGAAGCCAGCAAATTAGAAGGTAACACCAACTCTTCCAAACAAACATCTGGAATTGTGGCAATAGTCCCCTTCATACTTTACAAAGTCTACACTCTGTGCGCCAATGTCCCCTAATGAGTAACACAAGCTGTTCTCTGGCACAAGCATCTAATTTTTCTGCTTGATCCAATAACGCAAAACAGGCAGAGCAACGAATTACAATTTCTTTTAAAGGCTTACCAACCACAGCATCAAGAATATCACATTTGACAGCACACAAAGTATACTTCTCTCTATCTATTTTAGCGGAATGTCGCGCACATCTTATACAGCATACATATGGAGTTTCTCCCCTCCACACTAAAGACAATTTCTTATCAAAAAAATTAGCAAGGTCCGTAAGGCTTGCATAAAACAAACAAAAAATACAACGCAGTCGTACGTTAAAAAAATCAACTTTAAAAACAGAACAATATTCATCTAGGCTACGAGGTTGTGTACCCTCCATCAGAAAAATACGATTCTGCAGTTTTGTCTGATATTTATATGTACCTCTCCCGGTCTTTTTTTCTACAGAGTAATAATAGTTGCCAACTATTATTGTTAAGACAAACCTAGATACCATTTACGGTACAAACATCCTGCCAAGTTTAATCTTGCCAATCTTACATATTTTGGCAGCTAGACTTGCCAATTCCTGACTCAGATACTTTCGCCTGAACTTGCTTTAACCTCAGGCTGTAAATACGACCGTTTTCGGTACTTACCTTTAGGTTTCCCGCGCAAATTGTACCAAAACTGGTTGAAAAAGGTCCAGTTGGCTATCCCCTTGAAGGATATGTTCCAATGTTTGTCTTAACACCTGCGCTGGCAAGATACTCACGGGTGCGGTGGCGTAAAGAATGCAGACCACATGAGTCAGAAATGCAAGCAGAGCACCAATTTTTATTGATTGCTAATAACAAATTAAAATTCACATTTAAGTTTATTCAAGTATACAGGACACAGCTGAACATTCACAGTTTACAGTTCACAATTTCACAGTTTACTACTTAGTTCTTTTTCGTTTTACAGTACGTTTAGATTTTTTAGCAGAAGTAACATCAGTTGTATAGTCTGTTCGTATTCTTTTACCCCCATTTAACATTCCAATCTGATATAAAAATCTGCGTCCTAGATAAGACTGGCTTAAATCAGAAGAAAATTTTTCTGACATATCAACAACCCAAAATTTCAATTTGTCATAAGGATCTTCTTTATCTGGCTTAGGATTTTCAGTTGGACACCTTGTTGCAAGAGATGTAATATATCTGTATGCATCCTCTATACCTGTTGGTGGTGGTGGTACAAATGCAAGATTCCAATTTTCTAAAATATCTGGGTTCATTACATGCAGATGTGCTAAAACATTAGCAGTCAACGGTACCTTGCATAACTGCAAAACAAACTCAAATTCATATTCCTCTGGGTGTCTCAGGTACTGATTAAAATCTGAAGCTTTATATCTATAATTCTGTGCATTAAAGTCACCATCTCCATTATAAACTGAGATATTAAAGTTATTATTTCTAGTAGTATCTAATAAAGTTACAAACAAATTGTTTGACCAGCAGATACCATTATTTGTACCTTGTGCACGTTGTAAAAAATATGGCCTATTAAATATCTGAGTTTCTGAAGATGTTAAAGATCCACTAACAGTATTGAAATAAATATGTGAACCTATATTTTGTTGAGCACCATCAGTAGGAGGGTAATAATATTCGCCTGCTGTATTTTCTGGAATAGTATCTCCCATTTTTCCTCCCCGAGCACCATGATGTCTGGAATATAACTGCTCTCGTAAACCAAAGAAAAATATATGATCTCCATAAGGATCTTTATTCATTTTTAGAAAATCAGGCCACTTGGAAGTCTCATTTATAATGTCTAAGGGAAATGAAGCTCTGTCCTCGCATAGATTATCAAAATTCATAGCACCAAAACCTGTATCACTCATATCTCCATCCTGTATAGTTGAGTTTACTAATTGTATAGGAGGACAAGTGCCTTTTTGTGGATTATTACAAGGCTTAGCCTTATCCCAATGTTCCCCTATTGAAGGAACACAGCCTACAATAACTAACTGGTTTTGTTTAGGCTCCATAGCCATATCTACTCTGTTGTCATCTGTTTGTTGTTGTGGATATTCACTAGGATTTTCTACATCTACAAATTTATTAAAATAAGGGTGACCACTTATTGAAATGCCTAAAGGACCTCCTCTCCCAAACTCTACAGCTCTAAGTCTCCAAACCAATCGTTCTTCTTCTGGATTATAAACATTTTGATCTATTAGGGCAAATTTATTAGGATCTGGAAATTTAAATCTAAATACTCTATATTGAGAACTAGATACCTTTGGAACTTCTATAATAGAAGTGTCTGCAGAGTTGTGTATTGGAAAATATGGATGACCAACAGTTAACAAACGATCTGTGCTTGCACAAAAAAAAATATTTGTTGTTGTTATATATTCATCTGTATGAAGAACCCTAGGCGAGGGCCTTGCTGGAGGTAGATATAATTTTCCACTGCTGGGTAACCAAACAGACATCTGAAAAACATTAAAAGTTATAATATTTACGTTTTTTACGTTTTGTAAATAGTGATGGATGCAAATAAAAATCATCAGAATAAAAAGAAACAGGAGAAGTTGGTCCTAAAGGAACTATACTTGGTGAAGGCCTGATTATTGTTGTTTCAGTATTATATAAAGGAAAGTCTATTAAAATATTTTTACCTACATCTCCTACAAATACCTTAACTGCAGTTGGATGAGGTACAACAGGCACAGATAGAGCTTTTCCATTTTCTGTGTCAATGTCCAACACTAAATGACTATTATCAAATGTTTCTTCAAACACATCCTCTAAAGCAGACTCTGGATAAGTTATTCCTCCTAAGTTGGTATCCACAACTGTGTTGTTTGCATAAGCATTCACAGTGGAAGCCTCACCTGAATAAACTCCAAATGTTGCAAGTTCAATTTCAGATGCATCTGAAATTTTGCTAATATCATAAAAGTAATGGACTTTTTGGCCAATTTTTAGTCCACTTCTAGTTGTTATGGAGCCCTTTTGTCCTAGCCTGCTAATTCTTAAACCTTCGTCTGTTTTAGAATAAAGTGGTCTGCTTAATGAAATAATGTCATTGAAATCAGGATCTGGTGCTGCTGCAAGGTCTAGTACATCCTGCTGAAATGTATATGTCACGTCATCGTCAAAGGCGGGATTTTCAAATTCAAAAGTTACTAGGCGGGAAGGCTGTCTAATGAAGTCTGGGTTTCTGGTTTGAACCTGTTGTACAAAACGATTGTACAACCGTTGACCTTGATTGATAACCCTATTAAAAGCTTGTGTGGGTGTGCTACTCAAAGGTTCCGCCCCCTCCTCTATGGAGAATTCAGCTCGTTCATTTATAGGAGTTAATTCTATTTCTTGTAATCCTACTGTATCGCCTGTAATGTTGGGATCTACAAAAACATTAATATCTGCATCTAAAGAAGGTTGCTGGAATACATTTAAATGTAGTTCATAAGGTGTTGCAGATCCTATATCTAAGGCTATCCGTTTAGGTGGGGGAGGACCTGGCTGCATATCTACAGTAATAACATCTGTATTGTGTGAAATAATAGTAGGTTGTGTATTGCTAGTATGTACTGTATCAGTAGGCCCAAAACTTGTAGTTACTTCAACTTCAGCTATATCTGCTGTAGTTGTTCCAGTGTCTGTAATGGGAACATTGGGGATAGCACCTTCTTGCAAAGGCACAACTGAGGGAGCCTCTGGATTTATCACATCCAAAGGTATTACTTCAGCGCCACCAAGAGGATCCAGTGGTATGCTTGGTTTTGTAACAGTAATTTCAGGTGCACGACCTGTTGTTCCACCAATTGGTCTATAACCTCCAAAACCCCCAGACCCCTTGCCAGTTCCAATGCCCAAGTTTCCAAAATATAGAATGCTCCCAAAAATTTGTAATAAACGATCAGCAAGAGTTGTACCTTCTACTTTATTTTTAACATCAGGGGGACAATCTCCTCCAAGTCTACAATTTCTATATAAATCATCTACAGCTGCACGTTTTCTTCGTGTTCTTAACATTTTTGCTAGATTTGTATTACAAGCTGTCTAGTGAACCATAAGCATAAGTGGCACCTCTAGGTAAAGTTACTGTTTGCAAAAAGCGTGCTCTTTCATATGTATCATGAAAAGCAATAAGCATTCTACTAATATTATGATCTGCGTTACTGTCACCTAGCCATTTAAAAACTGAGCTTACATTGAAGAATAGAGAATGAAATTTAACATTGAATCTATTTCTCCAACATTTTAAATTATTTGCTGGACCTTTTACACAGAGAATAGGTGGATCCCAAGCGTCCGCTTGAAGTCTTCCAAGTCGTCCCAAATTGTGCGACGGAACTGATCGATGTCTCGACCCCACTTGGTCAGGAGTTGGTGCAGTGGGCCCCCTGGTCCTCTTGGCTCTTGGTTCTCTGGTGGTTGATTCTCCTTGTTGTTCTCCTCCGCTTCCTCGTCTTCGTCGTCGTCGTTCTCTTGTCGAGGTGGTTGGCGATGCGGTGGTGGTAGTTGGTAGTTCTTCTTGAGAATACCTCTTGGATCTTCTGGGATCTCTGGAAGAAGTGCCTTCTTCCGGTGAGGATTCTCTATGCTGGGATCTTTGAGAGTCGCCTTTTTCAGCGGAGAAGGACTTCTTGGAACTAGTAACGACAGAGGAAATAGTAGTTGATTTGAATTTAACAGTCCATTGTCCAGTATTTGAATATCTGTCTGCATCCTCAGAAAATATTTTAAAGTAAATCTTTTCTCCTGTTATATCAGTATATGACAGTCCATTGTGATCAACATCCCCTGGCACTTTGTGCCATTCATCATTTAAATCTTGATAATAAAGAAACTCCCACTGTGTATACACATTTGCATTTTGTGGATCATTATCATAATACACTTCTACTTGGAAGCCCCCTTTTTTAAATGTATTTTTTGGAGGTGTCAGTAGCAGATCTGCACTAGTTTCTGTTAATGTCCATGGTTCTTTCCCATATTTAGAACTAGCCAAACTTTTTAACAATATCATCATTTTTATTGCTAATTTTGCATTGTATTCTGACACTTGTAAAGTAGGTAAAGTCTGAAGGCCCAAATTTTTGTGACCCTCCTTCCTTGAATAGTACATTAAAACATTGATCTTTCTACTTAGTTCCCAATGTTTTATTTGACTTGCAAGGTCAGTTGCTCCTTTTTCATAAAGTGCTAGGAGTTGATCCTGCAGTACATCGAAACGGTCGGTCAAGTCTGCCTGATTCATCTTCTTCGTCACACTGCAGATCTAATTGAACAGCGAGCTTAGTAAAGAAAGATTTCCATGTAGCATCATTAATTTTGTAAAGAGGATTTCCAAGCTCATCTAAAGGTAGTTTATTTGGAAAGTAAAATGGTGTAATTCTACTATGTAAGTATTTTAGGGTCATATCAGACATGACATCATGATTGCTAGTAACTAATAGTGGCGGTAACTTTACCTGAGCTGGTGCTTTGTGTTTAGCATCTAAAGATATAGCATTCCCATCCAATGCAGCTCTCATATTTATATCAATAAATTGCCATGCAGAATATGTACAGTCATCTAAAAATCCTATTTTACCATCTTGTAAAGGCATTAACCAAAATTGACTTTGTCTGTTCATCATTGATATAACTTTTCCTCTTAAAAAGGATACTAATGAATACCCAAAATAAGATTTTCCTGTATCTGGAGGACCATGTAGTAATATACAATTCTTTTTTGGAATACATTTGAAAAACGATCGTAAAGCAGTCAAAAAGCTTACAACATTAATGTCTTGATATCTTAAATATGATGCTATTACTTTCCATTCACCAGTCTCAGAACATTCTTCACAACACTTATGAACCCATTGTGCCATACTCATTTGTTTCATTTCATGTCTTATATAAAGTCTAACCATATGACAACAATCTCTAACATATCTAGCTTGTTGGTTACTTTTTAAAAATGCAGCCGCATTTACATCTACATCAGCAATTTGAGCATACCCATATGCAACCTCGTGTTCTTCTAACAGTTTATGATCATATGCCCACTGCACCATTTGTGACAGTTCAAATGTATCTGCAGCAGCTGCAACTTGATGATTAACTAACGTATGCTTAGCAACCCAATCTGGTAGTTCTCCAAATTGAAAACTAACATTACTCATTCTCTTTGTGTAAAAAAATAATGCTGCAGCCACACTGCGAGTTCTAGGAGGGTCACTTAACATTTGTAATACATTTATATTAAAAACACTTGTAAACATTTTATTAATTGTATCTCTACTTTTAGCGACTTTAAATTTTACTAAATACAAACTTATAATATCATACATAATTATTTGCACATATTCACATTGCTGTTTTAATACTGTTTTCGAA